AGGCGCTGTGGTAAAACCGTAGCCTGTATTAATGAATTAATAGTAAAAGCCTTGTTGGAAGGCAAAACAGACGGGAGATACGCTTATGTTGCACCTTATTACAGCCAAGCTAAAAACATTGCTTGGGATTACCTTTTACGCTTTTCCAAGCCTGTTATGGCAAAAGCTAACCAGTCTGAACTTTGGGTCGAACTCATTAATGGTGCGAGGATTAGACTGTTTGGTGCTGACAATGCTGATTCCCTTCGTGGTTTGTACCTTGATGGTATCGTACTTGATGAATATGCTGATATGCGCCCTCGTATTTGGGGTGAAATTATTAGACCACTCCTCGCAGACAGACTAGGCTGGGCAGTATTCATTGGCACACCTAAAGGCCATAACGCCTTTTGGGAAATATATAGCAACGCAATTAAGTCTGATGACTGGTATGCCAAGACTTTAAGGGCTAGTCAGACAGGGTTATTACCTAAGTCTGAGTTAGAAGACGCTGCTAAGTCTATGACTCAAGACCAATACCTACAAGAGTTTGAGTGCGACTTTGAGTCAGCCATTATTGGTGCTTACTACGGCAAAGAAATGCGCCAGCTTACTGATGACAATAGAATTACTAAGGTTGAGCTAGACCCTATGTTTCCTTTGTTTAGCGCCTGGGACTTGGGCTATTCAGACGATACAAGCATTATTAGCTACCAGGTTGTGCATGGTGAGATACATATAGTGGACTACCATTCAAGCAATGGGCAGTCTATTCCTTTCTATACCGGCTTAATAAAGCAGCGTGAAATTGAATGGAATATGAAATATACGACTCATTTTCTGCCGCATGACGCAAGAGCAAAAACACTTGCAAGTGGAGGAAAGTCTATAATTGAGCAACTTTCTGACAAAATTCCGTTAAAATGTTTAAAAATTGTACCAAGTTTGTCACTTCAAGACGGAATACAAGCAGCAAGGATGGCATTATTAAGATGCTGGTTTGATGCCGAAAGAAGTGAAGGCTTGATTGAATGTTTAAGGCAATACCAGCGTGAGTGGGATGAGGACAAAAAAGTGTTTAGGGATAAGCCTAGGCATGATTGGACTTCACATGGCGCTGATGCCTTTAGGATGTTGAGTATTGCTTGGAAAGAAGAAGCTAAGTTGCCCTCGAAAGATGACTCGATTAGGGGCGTGTTTGTGGGGCAAACTGATGTAACTCTAAAAGAGTTGTGGTCGCAGCAACAAACTGTGACTAATAGGAGAATTTAATGGTGAATGACAAGGCAACTGTAGACCACAGTTACGAAGATTGGTATAAAACGATTATGGGCTATGAGCGCTCATATAAGCGTTGGGAAGCCAGAGTAGACCGCATAGTAAAGAAATATAAAGACGATAGCCGTTACGACAGAAACCCTAATGCTCGTTTTAATATTCTTTGGTCAAATGTCCAAACCATTCAGCCAGCCATTTTTGCTAGACTTCCACGCCCAGACGTAAGCCGTAGGTTTAGAGATAACGACCCTATTGGTCGTGTAGCGTCTATGATGCTTGAGCGTGCCTTAGAGTTTGAAATTGAACATTACGGCGACTATAAGTCCGCAATGAATAACGCAGTATTAGACCGCTTATTGGGTGGTCGTGGCGTTAGCTGGGTTCGTTATGAGCCGCATATTGTAGGAAGCGACTCAGAAAATGAGCCAGATGACGGCTTAGAAATTACCGAAGATGCTGACGATGCCGAAACTATGGATGGCATGGAAACCGAAAGCCAAGAAAGAATTGAGTATGAGTGTTGCCCTGTAGATTATGTCCATTGGCGTGATTTTGGACACACAATCGCTAGGACTTGGGAAGAAGTCACCGCAGTATGGCGTAAAGTTTATATGAGTCGCCCAGCATTAGTTGAGCGTTTTGGCGAAGAATTGGGCTATAAAATACCGCTTGACACTAAGCCTGATGATTTAAAGCAGTCTTACAAGTCTGATGACTCCGTTTATGAGGCACTTGTATATGAAATATGGGATAAAGAAACCGGCAAAGTATTGTGGATTTCTAAGTCCCTCGGAAAGATATTGGATGAGCGCGATGACCCTCTGGGTCTTGAGAACTTCTGGCCTTGCCCTAAGCCTCTCTATGCAACTCTCACAACTGACAGCCTTGAACCAATTCCTGACTTTGTTATCTACCAAGACCAAGCTAGAGAATTAGATGTACTGTGCGACAGAATTGACGGGTTGATTAACGCTCTGAAGGTGCGTGGCGTTTACGATGCCTCGGCCTCTGAACTACAGCGTCTGTTCTCTGAAGGCGAAAACAACACAATGATTCCAGTACACAACTGGATGGCTTTTGCCGAGAAACAAGGCATGAAAGGTGCTATTGACTTAGTAGATTTGACACCTTTTGCAAGCGCATTGATGTCTTGCTATCAGGCAATGGAACAAGTTAAGGGACAGATTTACGAATTAATGGGTATTGCTGATATTCAGCGTGGTCAAACTGACCCAAATGAAACCCTTGGCGCACAGATTATTAAGTCAAACAACGCTGCTGGTCGCCTAAAGACACAACAACACGCAGTCGTAGACTTTGCTACTAGCTTGTTGTCCATTAAAGCGCAAATTATTTGCAATCATTTTACCGATGACACATTGGTTAAGATTTCTGGTGCAATGCAACTAAGTCCGCAAGACCAACAACTTATTCCACAAGCTATTGGATTGTTAAGAGATGAAGCGGCTAAGAATTTCCGCATAGAAGTTACTTCTGACTCAATGATTTACCAAGATGAGCAGCAAGAAAAACAAGACAGAATGGCATTTTTGCAAGCAGTTGGTGGATTTATGGCGCAAGCAGTACCAATGGTACAAAATACTCCTGAATTAGCACCTATGGCGCTTGAAATGCTGAAGTTTGGTGTTACAGCCTTTAAAGCAGGTAAGCAATTAGAAGGCATTATTGACGAAACAGCCGACAAACTGCGTGTAATGAGTCAAAAAAATGAAGGTCAGCCTAAACCGCTTCCTCCAGAGATTCAAAAGGCGCAAATGGACAACCAGTCTAAGATGCAACAAATTCAAATGCAAGCACAGGTTGAGCAAGCTAAGTTACAAGGTCAAATGCAGCTTGAAAAAGCTAAACAAGAGTACCAGGCGCAAGAAAACCAACTTAAATTCCAGCTTGAAGAGCAACGCAATGCTCAAGACAGAGAGATGGAAATGCGTGGTCAACAAATGAAGATGGAAATGGAAGCCAAAGTAGCCCAAATGAAGATGATGACAGAGCGCAATACCCAAGTCTTGTTAGCTCACATTAACAATGGTGCTAAGATTGAAGTTGCTCGAATTGGCGCAGATGAGTCAGGTGGGGAAGCTGCTTATATGCACGAAGAAGATATGGCTAAAGCTATGGAAAACCCAATGGAAACAGTAGCTTCTGCAATTAATCAAAATAGCAACCAAATGGCTCAAATGCTTGGTGAATTAATGAATAAGTTAAATCAACCAAAACAAGTAATGCGTGACGAAAACGGCAAAATCATTGGAGTCCAATAATGGCTATTACAGTTAAGCATAAGTTTGTAAGTGCCATTCCTGACGGTGCAGATGCAACAATAGTAAGACCGTCTAATTGGAATGATGACCATGATTTAGTAGGCACTATTCCTGTAGCCAATGGTGGTACTGGAGCGTCTACGCTTACAGGGTATGTAGTAGGTAACGGCACAAGTGCTTTTACTGCTTCTAGCACAATTCCTAGTGGTGATATTACTGGTCTTGGCACAATGTCCACGCAAAACGCCAACGCTGTAGCAATTACAGGCGGAAGCATTAATGGCACAACTATAGGCGCTACAACTGCTTCTACAGGCGCATTTACTTATTTTTCTACAAGCAGCACTACAAATACAACACCTGTTTTAAGTTATAACGCTTCAAATTGTAATTTTGCTGTAGGAGCAACTGTTTCAGGCTCTTACTTGCAAGCAGTAATGCAAAACAAAAGTGCAACAGCTACTGCTTCTACAAACTGGGCAGTAAGCAATGATTTAGGTACAGATTCATCCTATTACGGTGAATTTGGAATGAACTCCTCTGTATATTCAAGTGGAACTCCTGCCGATTTTTTTAGTCTTAACAATGGTATTTATTTTTCAGGTCATGACGGTGATATGTCTATTGGCTCTGGCAATGGCTTTAAGACTTATTTAGCTTGGGGAACAACTGGAGATAAAGCCCATGTAATTAATGCTAGTGGCGCTATTGGTCTTAATACTAACATTACAGGCACAACTAACTTTGGTACAAGCGGTCAAGTATTGACTTCTGCTGGTAGTGCAGCCACTCCTACATGGGCTACTAACATTGCTGGTAATGCAGCTAATGTCACAGGCATTGTTGCAGGTGCAAATGGTGGTACAGGTGTAGCCAATACTGGTTTTACTTTTACTATGGCTGGCAATGTGTCACACGCTGGCGCATTTACTCAGACATTTACGGCAACTGGTAATACTTTTGTAACGCTTCCTACTAGCGGTACTTTAGCTACTTTAGCTGGCACAGAAACATTTACTAATAAAAGAATAACCCCTAGAGTATCGACAACCACTTCAAGCGCAACACCAACAATCAACACAGATAACACAGACCAATATGGTTTAACTGCTCAAGCAGTAGACATTACATCGTTTACAACTAACTTGTCTGGAACACCAACAGATGGTCAGAAGTTGTGGATTTATATTGTAGGAACGGCTGCAAGAGCAATTACTTGGGGTGCTTCTTTTGAATCTTCTACAGCAACCTTGCCAAGTACAACAGTATCTACAAATAGACTTGATATAGGTTTTGTATGGAATACAGCTACTACTAAGTGGCGGTGTGTAGCTGTTGCTTAAAGGATAAATATGGAAATTACTAATTTAGAAAAAATAGAAACAATCTCTTTGCCGTTTTCTGTAACTGATGGTCAATACACTTTTAATGATGCTATTGTTGGCACACCAGACTACATAAATGGATTAACGCAAGAACAAATTTTTGCAATGCAACAAGAAAGATTTACAAACTGGTTGTCAATAATTAATGGCTAATAGATATTGGGTTGGTGGAACAGGCACTTGGTCTGCTGCTGGAACAGGAAACTGGTCTACTATTTCAGGTGGTGCTAGCGGAGCGTCTGCGCCAGGTACGGGTGATGTAGCTATATTTGATAGCTTGTCTAATGCTACTTCTTACACTTGCACAAGAACTGCTACTGCTGCGGTGCTTGGCATTAATATGGCAGCACCCTTAACAGGCACATTAACATTTGCTGGTTCGTCTGCCATTAATACAACTACTAGCGGATTAACTATATCTTCTACAGGTGTATCTTGGACAAACACAGGAACACTAACTTTTAGTGGCACACAAACAGTAACAACTAATGGTGTAACTCTTGCTAGTCCTATCACTATAGCAACTGCCGCTATTACAGTTACTTTAGGCTCTGCATTAACCTCTACTGGTTTATTTAATTACACCGCAGGAAACATAAACCTTAATAATTTTAATTTTACAATACTTAGTTGGTCAGGGGTTTCAACTACTGCAAGGGTTATAACACCAGGGACAGGGCAATTTTATGTAACTGGAAACGCTGTAAATGCTTATTTTGTTGATTCAACCAATATGTCATTTGTAACTACAAGACCAACAGTTAATTTTACTTACTCAGGGTCAACTGGTACAAGAACAATAGCCAGCGCAAATCCAACTGCTACTAATGCTTTAAATTTTAATATTACGGCTGGTTCAGATACAATTTCATATAATACATCTGCTAATAATTTAGATACCACAGGCTTTACAGGAACATTTACTGTTACTGCTATTTCTAACCATTATGGCAACTGGACATTTGGTGCAGGAGCTACTACAACTTCTGCTGCATTTGCAATAAGTTTTACAACAACTTCAGGTACACAAACTATTACAACAAATAGTGTAGCAGTTAATTTTGCAATTACTCAAACTGGAGCTAGTAAAACTGTAGCATTAGGAAGTGACTTAACAATGAGTTCTGCAAGAACTTATACCTTAACATCTGGGACTTTTAATTTATCAGGCTTTAATTTAACTTGTGGTGCGCTTACTGCTGCTACTGCCACACTTACAGCTACAGGTAGCACAATTACACTTTCAGGAACAGGCACAGTATTTACTGCTGTAGCAGGAACAACTGTAACTGGAGCGCCAAATATAGCTTTTTCAGACACTAGCGTAACTGGCAAAACTTTTGCTGGTGGTGGTAAAACTTACGGCTCTATGCAATTAGGTGGAGCGACTGGTGTTGCAATATATACTTTTACAGGCGCAAATACTTGGACAGGAACTTGGTCTAGCACAAAAACAACAGCTTCAACCATTACATTACCAGCTTCCACAACCACTACAGTAGGTGGCTGGACAATATCAGGAAGTGCAAGTAACTTAATTACTTTAAATAGTTCAACTGCTAGTACACAGGCAACATTAACCTTAACTGGGGGTGGCACAGTTTCGGTAGATTACTTAAATATTAAAGACTCTTCCGCCACTCCAAGCACTTTAACTTGGTATGCTGGTGCAAATAGCGTCAATACAAGTAATAATACTGGATGGATATTTACTGCTCCGCCAAGTGGTGTTGTTAATAGCAATTTCTTTTTAATGTTTAATTAATATGAATTATTTAGACTATGATTCAGAAACACAATTTTTAGAGCCTTGTGAGCCCTATATTATGGGTGACTGGGTATATACAGTTAAAGTGTCAGAAACCTAATGACTACTGCTTTTCAAATCAATGCGTTTCAAAATAACGCATTTCAAATTGACATTACTCCTACACCGCCTCATGTAGGTGGTGATGACGCATGGAATCCGCAAGAAAAAAAACGCTATAAGGCACTACAAAAGAAATTAAGAATTGCCGAAGAAAAGCGCATTGAAGCGTTAAAAGCTGACGCAGAAAAGCGTAAGCAAACTATTGCTGATTTGGTAGACCCAAAGCCTGTTGTAAAAGAGCAACAAGAATTAAAAAATAATATACAATCCAATCAAGAAGTTAGCGTTGATATACCGTCAAACCTAGCAAATATTGACCGTTACATCGCTAATCTTGTTAAACAACAGCAAGACCTGCAAACCGCAGTAGCTATGAGGTCAGCAAAACTCCGCTTAGAGCAAGAGTTAGCTGTCTTAGAAGCCAAAAGGCAAGCAGAATTAGACGATGAAGAGGCCCTATTAGCACTAATACTGTAAACCCCCACGCAGAATATAAGAAGTCATACGAACACCTACACGCTGGTCGTTATGACGCTGGTTTTAGACTATTTGAATACCGTTGGCATCCTGAAATTCTTGCCAACCAAGTTACCCCTTATACTCAAAAACCAAAAAACCCTGCAGTATGGCGTGGCGAGTCACTTCTAGACAAGTCTATAATCATTCAAATGGAGCAAGGTTTTGGTGACATATTTATGTTTGCCAGGTTCTTGCCATTTCTTAAGGTAATGGGCGCAAAAAAGGTCGTATTGCTCACCCATGGCTCATTACTTGGGCTTTTAGGGCAATTTGAGTGCGTTGATGTGCTGACAAACCAGCCTGAATGTAATGATGTAGTCAGTTGTGACTATTGGATTGGCAATATGTCCCTTCCATACTACATTTCTTGCTCTGCTCCCTATGCCAAGTCATTATTTCCGCTAAATACTAAGAAAATAGTAGGTTCAGAAGGCTATATGTATGCTAAACCTTCCAATATTGAGCCAAAAATAGGCGTAAATTGGGGCGCAAGTCGCAATATTTTGTTTCATATTAAGTCTATACCTGACCATAAAATGTATGAATTAGTTGGCGATAACGCTTACAGCTTATGTCCAGAGCATGACGGCTTTTTTCAGCCTTTGCCTAATGATGGATGGAAAACCGATTGGAGCGTCACAGCAAGCCACATGAAGGCTATGAAAGGCATTGTAACTGTAGACACAGGAACTGCTCACCTTGCTGGTGCTTTGGGGGTTAAAACAATTGTTTTGCTGCCAAAAGATGAATATATTTGTTGGCGTTGGAAAAATGGCAGGTGGTATGACTCTGTTATAGCTTTGCGCCAAGAAGAATATGACCAAGTGACTGATTTAATAAGGAGAATGTAATGTTATGCCCAAAATGCGGTTACTCAGATGGAAACCATGTTGCAAAAAAACAACAGTCTGACGAAGAGTTTTTTATTGAGTGGTGGACTCCAACTATAGGCGAGGAAGCAGCAAAGGCTTCTTGGTTGGATAAAGTTGCCAAGAAAAGTAGAGCAGCCCCTACAGTTATTTCTGACATTGAAGGGCATATTTCTATGGCTGATGGCTCATGGATAGATAGTCGCTCTAAACACCGAGAAAACCTAAAACGCAACGGTTGTATTGAATTAGGCAACGATGTACCAATGAAGCGTCAAGAAGCAACAATTAGCACCAAGTCCCAAGAAGCAAGAAAGC